TAATAAAGTTTTTTACCATTTAGATATATTACATCTACTACTTCTAAGTTGTCGATTATGTCACATAGTTTAGCATAAGTGTTTTTTAACATGTTTTATTTCTCCTTTCTCTAATATATTTTGAGTAGTTTATAGACTTACTCAGGTCTTTTGATAGCTTGTACTATATAACCATCATAATACTCTTTCGAGTTGGCTTTATAGTAATCTAATTGCTTTTGGCTCTTTGGAGTTGATATATAATATTTATCTCCATTGAACATTGTCACTATTAGACTCTTGCCATCTTTGGTCTTCCTAGCAGTTCCTATTGCATCGAACTGTAGTTTTGTTTTGTTGCCTGACATCTTTATCATCTCCTTTCTCTATCAGGTTTATAGGTCTTTTGAATTTATAATTCTATGACCCTGGGTCGGGTTTTAATTTTACCCAACCTCGTTGGGTTTAATATTCCGTAAAGCCCTAGCAGTGTGTGCACTGGCTTTAATAATCCTAATTTTATTTTGACCTACTCAAAAAATCATCTGACCTAACTCCAAAACAAATTGCAAAGTAATCAAATCCATGGTACAATATAATCAAGGGAGGAACTATGGAAAAGACAATTATTATGTCCGTTCAGGACGACAAACTAAAATTATCAGTTACACCTAACTTAGATGTAACAACAGCGTACCGTATGCTAGGTACACTAACCAAACACCTGCTAGACGCATTCTATAGTGTCGCAGAGCACGATATCGATTCATCTAGTACTCTTACACCAGATGAGAAGAAAGCGTCTAAAACAGGTACAAAAGAGGCGTTATATGACGCCATGAATACAATTATGTCTAATACGTTAAATCAGTTTTACCCAGATAATGCAAAGGCATCTATAGAAGACGAGGCTATACTTAAGTGTGCCAATGAACTTATCTTAGAAAGGTATAACGCTCTAACTCCAGAAGAGCAAGCTGCATACTCTAAAGGCTACACAGATCTATCTAAGAGATTAGGTGCAGTTATTACGGAGTCTAGACAAGACGCAGATAACACTAACGATGTTAAATCTACAAGAAGCTAAAGCCCTAGTTAAGTCTAACAACTTAGATATTCAAAAGTACCTAGACAGCCCAGACTCACCGATTTCTAATCCGATCTCAGAACCTAGTTCGGATTCCACAATATCTGGATCTGAATCTAAACCAATAGAACCAGACCAAACAATAACGACTGTCAAACGTTGTCCAAGATGCAACGCCCCACTTATTCCAGCAACTAGTATCTCAGGTTCACCATCAACAGACTGGCTAACTTGTTCGAATAAAGTCTGTAACACGTTCGTAGATACTTATATTCCTATGCCGCACCAAGCCTCCGTTCACCTAGACGCACATAGAATTATAGGTAACTTCGGCAGCTACGGAACAGGTAAGACTAAGACTTCTGAAAAAGAGATTGAGAAGCACATATTCTTAACTCCAAATGCTAACATTTTATTAGGTGCAAATATTACGTCTCAGTATGAGCAGACTCTTCTTAGAGACTTTGAGAAAAGTTTTCCCATAGATTTTTTAGAAGGGCGTTCTCAGCAGAAAGGTTACTTAGATTTTATTAACGGGGCGAGACTAATGTTAAGGCCATTCGACGACCCAGATAAACTAAGATCTAATAACTATTCCTTAGTTGTTATGCTTGAGGCATCTGAAATAAATAGAGACGCCTTCCACCAGCTTAAGACTCGTCTTAGAAACACAGCAGCAACTAATCCACAAACACACTCAGACTGGAGAAAGTTGATATGTGAATCTAACCCAGACTCGGGCTGGATTAGGACTGACGTTCTGCTTGTCTCAGATAAGATTACCCAGCACGGAAGATACGCTAACGAAGACTACTCTAAGCAGATAGACCCAGTTAACATAGACTCATCTATCTCATCTCACGTAGCTTCTACAGATGTAAACTACTTTTTGCCACCAGACTACATAAAGGTTAACTCTAAGAATAAACCAGACTGGTGGGTTCGTAGATTCTTATACGGATCATTTGCATTTGCTGAAGGATTAGTTTATCCGTCTGCTATTAAAAGCGTTGTTCCAACACCTAAGGACTCAGATGGGAACCCACTAACACCTAAGCACTTCCCAGACTGGAAGGTTCTTATTGCTCACGACTACGGACTTATGGACGAGGCTACCTTTGTATATGCAGCTGTAGATGTTAAACGTAATAAACTTATTGTTTATAGAGTTGATCACACTAACAACGCACCACTTAAAGACCTAGCTAAACTGTTTAACCAAGGAGCTAAGGATATAAACTTCGGGCAGCTATATACAACTCCGATTATAGACCCTAAGAATAACAAGAGAGACTATAATAAAAAAGACTTAATCTCTCACTATCAGGACTACGGTATTACTTTTAAGCCTGGACATGTTAACGTTGAGGCTAGGATCATGCGTCTTAACGATTACTTTGAGGCAGGTACTATAGAAATCTGGGATTGTTGCGATTATTTAATTAAGGAACTTAAGGATTATAAGTTTAAACCTAAAACTTTAAACGACACATCTAATAAGAACCAACCAATAGATGCCAACAACCACGCAATTAACGCATTAGAATGGATAGGTATGGAACTTCCAGCCAATCCAAACGCACTTTGTCTTACGGCTTACGATGAATACGGTAGAGCCTACGACGAAATCGAAAAAAATAAGAATGAAGACCCGTGGCAACTCTCTGACGATCAGGATTTATATGACCAGGAGTACGACCAGACACCATTATTCGGGTCTGAAGGAGGTTATTATTAATGGAATATGTTATATTTTTTCTATTAGGTGCCATAATTAGTTTAATTTTGACTAGAGCACCTATTAAAATAGAGGTTCATCACAAGCATGAGAACGTTCTTCCACCAGCTACTGAGGAAAATCTTAGAAGTTTAGAAGAACAAATGACAAAACCTGATGCAAAGATGGACCAAATTTACGAAGAGATAAATAAATTATCAGATATTATGGGAGGAAGTGATAGATAATGGCAAAGAAAGACATTTACGGTAGTGACTTACTACCAGATAACGTCAGTCTACAGACAATAAAGGACAGAATACAAGATACAGATACAAGATATCTTAAAGTCTTACAAAGAATGCGAATACTGGACGGAACTGACCGTGGAAAGATGTGGGATGTTGTCTCTGCTAAGTTCCCTAAGTACCAATTACAACCAGATTCTAACTGGGTAAACTACATTAAGGAGAATTTAGTTGCATCTATCTACACAACTGGCAGATATGCCGAACTTGTTCCTAGATCTGACGAAGATATCAAGTACGTTACAGAGTTTAACTCTGCATTAGGTACAATTTGGGACCAAGTTAAAGCAGATTACTACCAATTTCTAGCAGGTGAGAGGGCAGCACTACTTAATATAGGTATTACTATGGTTGGTTGGCGTAAAGATTTATTAGGTGGTACAGCAAATCACTGGTATAAAGGTGACATTGTCTTTAAGAATATAGATCCTATGAAGTTCAGACGTGATCCATACGCTGATGTCTTTGATAATAGTGAGTTCTGCTACTATTATGATGACTTCTCTATGGCAATTATTAGAACTAAAGACAAGTATAAGAAAAGAATCAAGGAAATCGAGGCTGCTGTTGGAGATTTAGATAAGTCTGACCTAATTCCTGATGCAGTTACTGCAGCAACGGATAGACAAAAGACTACATCAACACAATCTAACTACCATAAGATCACATATTATTACACAAAAGTACCTGATCTTACACAAAATTCTAAAGAAGGCTATGTTATTGTTGAGGTTCATCTATTAGATGATAAGTACGTACTATACTGTAATAAAGATCTTAAACCTAGAATGTTCCCATTTGCAGTTCTATATTGCAATAATCCTGCAGGTGATTTAGTTGGAGCATCTGAACCAGCTAAAGCATTTACCTCTGCATTTACTTATAACCTACTTAACTCAATTTATGCGACACATGCTTATAAAGCACAACGTCCACCTAGATTCGTTAACGCTGCTTCAGGTATTAACCTAAGACAGTTTGCTAAGTACGGTAACGATGCAGATAAGACATTTATAGTTAATGGAGACGCTACTCAAGCAGTACATTACGCACAGTTTCCACAACTACCACCAGAACTATTACAAGTTAAACAGGATTTAGGTAGAGATATCAGAGACTGTTCAGGTGTAGATGAAATGTATGCAGGTAAGAACACAGGTTCTATACAGACTACAGGTGGTATGGATACACTTATGGATGCTACTAGCCAGAGAGACAATCAGAAAATCTTATTATA